GCCGCAGCTATTATTGGTGACTACATTAACCGTAATATTCAAAATATGTTGGTTGTAAACAACGAAGTAGACAAGCGTACTAATATGCACTCGGCACCCGTACAGGAGCCAAGAGGCGAGCTAAGGATACGCTACGAACCCGATACTAAGATGATGTACATCGTAGCCAAAGACTTTAAAAAGGATTGTGTGGAGTCACAAGCCCCATACAAAGAGACTCTTAACGAGCTAAAAGCTCGAGGTGTTTACACAAAAGCCGATACTAAGCAGATGTCCAAAGGCATGCGTGTTACATCTCCGGGGGTGCATGCATTGTTTTTTGACTGCTCTGTGCCTGATTTTATTGACATGGATGCGGTCGTAGCGCCGATTATCGAAAATGTTAGTAGAGAAGATTAGTTATAACGTCAACTGGAAAAACTTTAAGACAGGGTATTCAATCTTCATACCTTGCCTTGATCCTGACGTTGCTAAGAAAGACATTCTGCGTGTTACAAAAAGACTGAAGATGGAAGTTTTGTTTAAAGTAGTAATAGAAGAAGGTGTAAAAGGTTTACGCATCTGGAGAATTTAACTATACTCGAGCACAGAACAGCTCGTCTGTTTCTCCTCGGAAGTTAGCTCCTTCCACACTCTTTGCCCCCGCCTCGTGCGGGGGTTTTTTATTTGTACTGCGGAGAACGAGTGCCTTCTACTAATGGGTAGACAAATGGAGCTTCTTTATCTGAGACAGATAACCCTTGATATGCTTTGCCACGACGCTCAGCACGAGACTGCAACGACTTACTAACTGTTTCACCATTAATGGCTAGCATTGCATTCTTAGTATTAAATTTATCTATTTCTTCTAATATCTTGTCAATCTTGTCGTCATCATCCTGACGCACTGCAATATCTAAACGATTTAATATATTTTGTTTTTCTCTGTTTATCTCTGTCACTATCTGTTTAGCCATAAAGTTAGCCTTTTGTACTTGCGCCACTTCGGTGCTTCCAAAGCCTAAAGTTTGTGCAAGCAGTTTGCCTGTTGTGTAGAACTCTGGGTTCATCAACTCATCACCTTTAGTAGTAGTTGCGCCTTCGCTCTTTAGCCTCATTGAGGTTAAACCACCTCTAAGCCACGCTGGAGAAAGTTTTTCAAAAGCCCTACTAACCTGCCCATTATTCCAATCGTCGTAAGCACCTGCAAAATTTGCACCCACGCTACCAATTGGACCAGTCCAACTAAACGCAAAGTTTATAAATGCTTGACGAGAAGTTTCTGCAGGAGCATCACTTCTAAACCACAACCCATCTAAAGAAGTAGAAGTACCTACGTTTAAATCGGTATAAGCAGATATTGGACCCATTTCAACACCACGAGATAACGTAGCAGCTTGCTCTTCAGTTAAGTTAAAGAAGTTAGCTAGACTGCTATCGGGACCAAAGTAGCTAGGAATAAACGAATTTCTAAACCATAAGTCTAAGCTGCGTTTACCAAGGGGATTACCTTCGTCGTCTTCGTCGTAGTCTTCGTCTTCTTCATCTCGAAGTAGTTCACGCATACCTTCTGCCATACCCATAATAAAGCTATATAAAGGGAAACCTGTAACACCAGCAAATAGACCAGTCATACCCAGTGTGCCAAAGAACTTAATAGCCGCTTCTTTCTTTTCTTCTTTATTCAATAATGGCAGCATGCCGTAGAAGTTACGTACTAAATACGATGTCATCTGTAGCGGGTAGGTCAAGAACTGGAATGCTAAGCGTCCAGCAGCACTCTTCATTGGGGGCGGTTTGTTGTATTGAGTGTAGTTAAATAAAGCATCGTAGGTTAGCTTTAGGGCTCTTTTAGTAGCTGCATCAAACGCAGCCTTGTCGTCCATACCCTTTTGCTTTGCGTCTGCGTAAGCTAGTTCAAAACTGGACATGAACATAATTTCACGAGAAATACGCTCAGCGTGGTGGAATGCGCCACCCATTAAATTAAATGTAAACCTAGTCCCTCTTTCTACTAAACCTTGATAACGAGTACTGGGGGCTGCAGCCATTGCCGTCATATCCCCTGCATAGGTAGACATAAATATATCTTTGTCATTGGCAAAGTTCCAAGCGTCTTTTAGTACTTTTCTGTACGCTAAATTTTTGTGTTCGTTTACGTACTTAGAGTCATTAATAGATGGCTGACCCCACGAAGTTACTACGTTTCCGTTCTCGTCTTTTTTAGTTGTGCCAAATTTATTCCATAAAGCACCATACCTAGCAGCAGTTGCAGTAGCTTTGCCAATACCAAACTCAGCCCCAAGGGTAGGTAAGCCAACAATCGGTAGCTGGGTCATCTGTACTAATGCAGATTTAGGAGAAGTCAGAAGCCAATAGAACACAAACTTATTACCAATGGAAGCAACTTGATCCCAATCAAGCCCTTCTTCAGGCACTGTGGGAGTAATTTCATTAATAGCTCGGTTACTAACTTCTCTAATAATAGTAGCTAGCTTTAGCTTATCCGGATTTTGCTGTATCTCTGCATATGCAGCAGCTATGCCATTGCGAATCTTATCTGAGTACTTTAGTCGAGCTAGCTGATTAGCAGCGGTATGCTGGCTAACAATAAAGTTGCGGATTGCATCGGCACTAAAACCAGTCTTGCCTTGGCGGTGTACAAACTTACGACGGATGTCCTTATCTGGTAGAGTCATCAAGTACATTTGATAGATATTGTCTTTAACAGCATCAATATCCGACATCTTGTTTTTATCTAACATTGCAAAGATTTCTTTAAGCATATCGCTAGATTCAATATGTTTTTCTCTTAGTTTGCGAATGTCATTTCCAATATCTATGTCGCCATCGGCAATCATCTGGTCTTTAGTACGCTTGTCCCCAGCTTTATTAAGTTCAGCAACACGGGCTTCAATGGCGTTGTTACGAGCAACTTCCCCTTCAAACATATAGAACTCGCCACTCTTGCCCTTGCCTACGCTAAACCAGAAGTTACCATAACGCATTAATGGGAAATAAACCTCAAGTTGTTTAGCTTCTTGGAAAGTTTTAGTAATAGCCGCAATTAATTTGCCTTTTGGAGTAGACGCATCGTTAATATCTCCAGGTACGTTAGAAGCCGCAATCTTTTCTTTTAGCAATTGCTCATGCGTGTCAAAGGTTTTTTTGTAGCTATCTTTAGCCATCTTATATATGGCATGCCCTTCGCCTTTTCCAAATTTACCTAACTGCTCCCAACCACCCATGGTGTATTTCTCACCAGTAACAGGGTTGTTATAAGCGCCGCCTTCATACACTAATTTAATTGCTGCAGTGCGCTCAGTTCTTTGTTTTTTAAGGTTAGGTAAAGTTTTAGGGTCCGTAGACGGATTAAGAATGTCATTTTCAATGCGCTGTAACTTAGGATCATTCTTTATAGCGGTTGCCGCATCGGGGTGTTTAGTAGGGTCTACCTCTAACAAAGTAGATGCGTTAATTAAATCCGCAAGTATATTGCCGCCTTCTTCGTATTTTTCATTAAAGTTAATCCAAGCAGGAGTTTTTTCAGCAAGCTCACGGATCATTTGCACCCGCATGCCAGCCATGTCGTCTACAGCGTTGTTAATGACTTTTAGGTTATTAATTTTGTCCCCAGCTATGCGGGTAATGTCTTCTGTTGTAAAAGCTTTTAACGCAAGCTTTAATTTGGTAACACTTATAGCACCATAAATAGCCTTCATCAAACGAATAGCATCGCTGGCATTTCTAACCTGCATTATTAACTCGCCAATTGAACCGTTTAATGTGGAGTTTCTATTAGATAATCGAATCTTTCTAAGCAAAGTTTCTACAAGTTTTAATTGCTTAGGTGGTTTAGGTGCTTTTGGCGGTGCAGGTTGTTTTGCTTTGGCTGCTACTGGTTCCCCAGGAACCGTTACTTCTGGCATTGGTGCAGCTAGCAGCTTATTTGTAACAATAATCAAATCTTGGAGAGCAGAAGTATGCTTCTCGTCCATACTAAACAACTGACGTATGCTTTGTACAAATTTATTAAATAGCCTATCAACAAAATTAGGCGGAGCACCTGCAAGTACACCTGGAGAAAGAAGTAAAAATTCTTGCATAGCAGGCAAAGACATGCCGTAAGCCACAAACTCTTTAACGTCAGTAAAAGCGTCATTAGGTATTTCTAGCATTTCTGGGGTGAGTAAACCTAAATTGCCAGTCTCCAAAGCTTGAGCAAAGAGAGCATCATAGTTATCTTTTGCCCGTATCATCAAAGCCATAAGCTCTGCCACTGGACGCAAAGAATTAGGAATAGGTTTCTTTGCTTCTCTTAATTCTAGATAGGCATTAATACGGGCAACGGTTGCAGCGTGTAAAGCTTCGTGTAACACAACAGTATTGTTAATACCGCCGCTACGCATTACATAAATAGTATTTCTGTCAGGTACATATAAACCTGCTGCTCCCATCATTTTGTCTCGTAGGAATGCAGTAGGCATATCGTCTGCACTATCTACTACAACAAACTTAACTCCGTTAAGGAAAGGGAGTAACCGTCTAGCTAGTATTTTTTCAAAGGGGTTGCCGTTATTAGCAATCCAACTTACTGCGCTTCGTGCGTTATTGTATTTTTCAAAGACAGTGTTATCCTGCCCATTAGTAGATTCTGACATTTGGGCACGGCTAGGTGCGCCTATTCTTTGCTTAGCCTCGTATCTTAGTTTACCTAACTCACGTTCTTGCGGGTCAGCTTTCTCTAATGCTGCAGTTGCTCTAGTACCTGCGGTTTTTTTCTTTTGGTTGGGGTCAACGGATAAACCATATGCAACCGATAGAGCATCTATGCGTTCTTGCCTTAAACCATACAAAATATCCTGAGCTTCTTTCTCACTGGCAGAGCGTTCAAGAATAGCGGCTTCGTCAACTGTTTGAGCTAAAGTTTTTTCGGCTTTAGCAATTGCATTGATAGCATCCCGTCCAGAAGCTATTTGCTGTTTTTTAGTCGCAGCGGCAGCGGCTATTTGTTCTGGAGTTTTTGCAGCGGCTGGTCTGCCACGAGGTTTGCCTGTTTTGACTGGGGGTGCTGAAGGTGTTACTTCAGTTGTTGTAGTTGGTTGCCCAGTAAGTTCTGCAACCCTTTTGTCTCTTCTTGGTTGGCTTTCTTTAGTAAAAGCATCCCATTCATCATCTATTTTTTGCAGCAATTCTTTAGCTTTTCTGGTCTCTTCACTAGTTTGTGCTCTTTTAACTTTTAAGTCTGCAGCGTTTCTTCTTTTCTCTAGCTTTTTAAGTGTTTGTAAATCTTCTTCCGCAGTAGGCTCTACAGAAGTAGTGGTAGGTGCACCCATACCAGCCGCAACTTGTTTTTGCCGTAAGCTTTCTGTAGCGGCAGCGGTTGCTTGCTCGTCGGTTAAGTTGTATTTAACTTTTAAGTCTGCAGCTAGTGTATTGAGTTCAGTTCCTTCTCCGCCTCCAACAGCAGTAGTAGTTGTGCCAGCTGCTGCCAGGTCTCCTCCGGTAGTGTCAATAGCTCCCGTGTCGGTTTCGCTTGGTTTGCCAGGCACAGAAACGCCTGGTTGATCTGCTCCACCGATAGTTGATTCAGTTCCATCTAATAGCCCTCCTTGCAAAATAGCATCGCCTGCAACGGCGTAGGCTTCTTGTTCAGTATATGGTTGATTTGTATCTGGATTAACTGAAGCCTTTAGCTTCTCAACAGTCTCATTAAACTGCTGACCTAAATTGTCTAAAGCACCAGGGGCATTAAGCTTATCAAGGATTTTCTTTTGATCTTCAACGGCTTTAGCTTCTGCTTCTCTTTTAGCAATTGTAGATGGCAAGCGCTCATAAGCCTCACGTCCACCAAATGCTGCTGTCTCTAATAAACTAGTTGGACCTTCACCAACGGCTTCCATAAGGACTTGCCCAGGCTTTTTAATCTCTCCTTCGGTAGCAAGTTGAGCAGCTGCTTCACCACCAGCTCCGCTAATTACTTGTGCGGCGGGTTGGGCTACACCGATATTGACCGCTTCTTTTGCTACTTGGTTCTTTATTACTGTCTTAGGCACAAGCAATTTACCAGCTAATCCAGCAGCAGCCGTATCTACAGCGCCAATAATAGAAGCCCTTGTCATTGCATGCTCGTAAGCTTTAGCAAATAAAGTTGGATCATTTAACGCTTTATTAACAGCGGCAGGGTCTTTTACATTTACCCCTTGCTCTTGGAAGTATTCTGTAATACCCGAAGATAACTCACTAGCAAAGCTAGTACTACCCATAGCCATTGCACCAACTCTAGGATTACGGGTTACTGCGCCTAATACAAGTGCAGGTACTAGTTGTGGGACGCTCTCTAAGGACACGCTAGCCATGACACCCAAAGGATCAACTTGGAACGCATCAAATGCTTGCCGTGCCGTCTTTACATCAGACAAAGCTTCTATCGTAGGTCTTTTTCTATATTGAGCAGCTTCAGCCTGGGTCTCCATTAGCTTTTGTTGAGATTGAGCTTGAGCGCCCTGTAACTCTTTAAGTCTAGCTTCTGCCGCTTCTGGTGTTAGTGGTCTGCCAAGAGGGTCTGTAGCCTTACCTTCTCGGATTAAATTGATTTCGTTTTGAATGTTGGCAACTTGAACACCAGGCAATATTCCTTTTGCAGCTGCATAGCCAGACTTTAACGGGTCAGTTATACGTTGTAAGAACGGTACTTCTCTTTCGTACTTTGCAGTCTCTTCTGCTAATTGTTTCTTTTGTTGCTCAGTTAACCCTGTGCTTGGTTGTACTGTAGGTTCAGCTTGGGTTGTTACTTCTTCTGGGCTAAGTATGGGTGCAGTTACAGAAGCAGGGGCGGCTTTAGGTTTATCTTTAGAAAGAAGATGAGTCAATATCTCAGTATCAGGAACGCCTGCTTCCCTAGCCCCAGCTAAGTTGTACTTGTATTTTGAGGCAAGATAATTGTTAATCTCAGCATCGCTAAGACCCGCCTTTCTTGCGCCCTCAACATCATATGCCATGATTAACTTTTATCAAAGTCTGCTGCGCTTTTCTTAGTACCGCCTCCACTAGGTGCAGAAGCTGCTGGTGCTTGTTGCCCACCTTTCATTCGTTGCTCCTCTTTACGATACAACTCTTGTAAATAAGTATTTGCAGTATTAGTTTTATTCTTTTTATCTTCTTTTTGCAATCTACGAAGTTCTTTATTCTCAGGCGAATTAAAGTTTTTAGACAAAGAGTTATCTACGTTATCACGAGCTTTGTCGTACAAATTAGTTCCTGCAACTTCAGCTTGTGTAGCAGCACGTTGAGCAGCGGCACCACGACTGCCTACAAGCCTATCCATTCCTTCATTTAATATAATGGCATCAGGTCTTTGATCTCCTGCAGCTCTTCTTGATGCTAAATAATTATTTGCATAAGCTATCAGTTCGCCAGGAGACTTCATACCAGCAACTTTTTCTCTGCTAAGGCGCTCTTCTGCCTTCTCAAACATTGCGTTACCACCAGTAATATCACCTATCTTCATTAGGCGCTCACCTTCAGCAACTTCAGCAAGACCCTTAGCAATATCACCACGACGACCTCTAAGTCCTTCTTGACGAGCTATCATTCCTGGCAATGTTCTTCTCCCTGCTCTAGCAGCCGCACTTCCTACTGGACCTGCTTCACCAGCTAACTCAAGACCAAACTGTAGCAAATCATATCCTCTAGCCTGCTTCTCAGCATCTCCTAGGGCGGCTTGTTCTTTTGTATAGAACTCTCCTAATGCAGCTTTGGGTGCACCTACACCAGCGGCTTCACGTTGTTGCTTATAAAACTCAGCGTACTTTTTACGAGCATCAAGATCTTTTTGTAAACGGTTTGCCTCAGCTTCATCTAAGTCTACTTGGCTACCATCAGGGCCAGCAAAAGCCACGATACCGCCACTAGCGGCACTTAATGTATCCATTGCTCCAGCAGGGGCGGCGGGTAAACCAACTCGCTCCGTAACAGGGGTAGGTAGACCACGTTGATCTTGAGCTATGGACTGTTGGGCTTGTGCTTCAGCCTGCTCTCTAATCTTTTGCTCTTGTAGTATCTGTAGCGCCATGGCACGAATTTCTTCGCTAGGGCTAGTTTGCGCAACACGGCTTAACTCCTCAGCATCCATCATCATTAGTTTTTGACGGATACCACGTACTACTCCGCTATCTGGATTAGCCTGAACCATCCCTTTATTAGCGTAGCCTGCAACACCGCCAGAAGCTAAGCCTTTGATAGTTCCTCCCTCTGCAAACAAACCAGCTTGTCTTGCACCAGCTGCACCAGCTAAAAGACCAAGACCTTGATTAAGTCCAGAAGGTTGAGCTTGATATGTTTGCGTAGTAGTTGCTTGCATTGGTAAGCCACGCAACATATTTGACATAAAGCCAAGCTGCATGAGTGGGTACTGCTGTTGTGTAGCGTAGTCTTGGATAGCTTGATTAATCTTGGCTTGCTCAAGGGCTTGTTGCTCTTTACCCATCTGGGACTGCATACCAATAATATCTCTTTGTGCACCCAACCGAGCACCGCCTAATTGTCCTAGCTGACTAGCCATTTGACCAAACTGACCTAAGCCTTGAAGTCCAGCCTGTTGACCCTGTAAACCTAATTGAGCGCCAAACTGTTGTTGGCGTTGTGCATCTTCAAATGCTTTTTGTGACCCAGTAGCAGCAATACCTTGCAGTTGGCTACCTAGTGAACGTTCTGCCTCAGCTTCCATAATAGCTTGGCGACTACCACCAAACGCACCAGCACCAATAGCTTGTCTAGCCCGCATCGGGGCAGCCATTTGATAATCCCGTAACGCCTGTGACTTTTGATAGTCCACCACGTTTTGCATGTAAGGTGACATGTAACCTTGCATAGCCCTTGGATCTTGAGCTTGTTGTGCAAATTGTTGCCCAGCACCAGCCATTTGTCCTGATAAACCTAAAGCCCCAAGACCTGCTAAGCCAGTCATTTGAGTAGCTTGACCGTATTCACCAGGAACTTGCAACTGCCCAGTAGCTTGTTGCGCTTGCTGTTGCATCGGGCTAAAGCCCGCAAAATAATTGTTTACGTCAGTGCTATATGGTTTGTACGGCCTAAAGCCAGTAATGTCATAACCACCCTCTGCAGTAGGAGTGCCTTCAAATAACTGTTTCTGGGTAGCCCCCAGCATTGTGGTTACATATGGCTTTGCGTACTCAGGGATATTAGTATTGTAAGTAGTTGATTGAGTTGGTTGGCTACCACCCCCACCGCCACCTCCGCCATAAATGCGTCCACCGCCAACTTTATTAACGGTAACGGAATCTCCTAGGGGCTCCCCTAGGGCATATAACTGACGGCGTGAATAATTCATAATTTTCCCTTACAACATCTTAGTAAATATTTTATCTGTATGTTTGTATCCTAAATACTCAAACAACTTAGAATTGTCTAAATGTACTTTAGTGTGCATTACAACCCTATTTACTCCACGTTCTTTTAAAACTTGTTCAGCGTACTGAAACAACCTAATTCCTACTCGACCTTTTCTGTATTCTTTTTTAACAAAATACAAATCTTCAAAAGCCGTCAAACAATCTTTGTAGTGCAAATGAGGCTGGATGTAAAAAATAATATATCCAATTAACTCACCATCTGCCCTACAAGTAATAGTCCTTAATAAACCTGCTTCACCCATCTGCCTATAAGCATCATAGTTTGGATTGGCAGGGTAATCTTTTGTTACACATAACTCATCATAATGCTCAGGAAACAACTTTTCAAACTCTGGTATAAAGTCAAGCCCGTTGACGTCTTCATATACAAGTGTTGTCATGCGGGCATATATCTAGCAGTTTTAACTGCAGGGGCTTGTTTCTTTTTACCAGTACGAGCTTTGCGAATCCTATCCATCATGCCGTATAACTTTTTAGCACCAGCATCCGTAGAGCCATTGCCTAAATGCGATACAACATCAGCCGGGACAACAAACTCTCCATCAGCCAACCGTGCTGGCTGTTTTCCAGCAATAGAAGCAGGGATAGAATCAGACATACCATCCCCAGGTCCTTTAAGCATTCTTCCACCATCGGAATAACCTCCTAGGTTGTAACGCATAGTGCCACCAGCAGCAGCTTCGGTAGTATCTTGAGTAGCACCGCTTATATCTCCTAAACCCTTAATAGCAGTCTTAGGGAGGGCTATAGGCTTAATACCAGCACTTTTACCAGCTTTGCCTAAACGAATCATAGCGGCTTCTAAAGCCGATTTTCTGGCTGTGTCTACGTCAGTATCTCTAAAAATACCTGTGCGTGGGATCCCAACGCTTTCTGGTAAATGCTCTATTCGTTCTTGCCCTTGTCTGTCTATATAGTCTTGTAACACATTAACTTGACCTTTACTTCTATACCGGGCAATACCACCTTCAGCCATCAACATAGGGCTAGACCGCTCATAGGCTGGAACTTCGGATACCATCTCAGCACTTACTGGACGCTGGGTTGGGGTAGCGTATTGGGTCTTATCAATCATGCCTTGGGGGTACAAACCACCTTGTGGGTTCATAGCCGTATTCATCATAGACATACGCTCTACGGGGCCGCCACCACCTTGTAACTGCATAATACCGCCTTGGGCTGCATATTTAGCTTGATAATACGGATTAGGTCTTGGAGCCTCGTAGGCTTGGTAGTTAGGGCTCATACGGAAGCCTTTTAGATACCTATCGTATTCATCCTCAGTATAACCAGCAGGTGGTTTTTGATCTTCAATCATTGAAGGTAAGAATGCACTTCCTAATGTAAGAGCGTTGTCTTTAACAAACGAACCAGCAGCGCTTGGACTACTAAATACTTCTTTTATACCTCTGCTTACATTACCTGTTGTAGTAGCCCCCATAGCACCTTGAGCTCTACCAGCGGCACTAACGACATCTTGAGGGTTAACCCCAGGAGCATTTAAAGCACTTTGATATTGTTGTATAGCGCTTTCAGGTAAATTTTTAAGATTACCTAAAACATCCCTAGCTGACTGCATAGCAATAGATTGACTACTTGGTAGCCCACCTGCTGGCATATTAAAACCTGCGGTACCCATTTCCCTAGCAAATTCGCTTGCGGGTATATTAGGATTAAGAGCTTGTAAATTAGCCGTTGCGCCTTCACCTAATCCTGATGTAATTGCTTGTTGTTGCATTTCTTTAAACGCATTTAAAGAGGCGTCGCCCGCTTGAGTTGCTAAAGCTTCTCCACCTAAAGTTCCTAAACTACTAGTTAAACCAGCACCACCAAAAGCACCTAAACCTGCCATGAGACCCTTGGTAATACTACCCGTAGCCAAACCATAGCCACCACCAACCAATAAAGCCGCCATAGGTGCACCTACGCCAGTAGCCGCAAGGGCTGCACCTGCTAATGTAGGAAGAAGCCTCTTTAAAAAACCTGCTTCTGCTAAACCTGTATTAGGGTTAATTGTTAGGGAACCACCGTGCGCCAAAGCTAAAGCCTGAAGACCTTTTATCTCACCCTTAGTCATATGGACTAATTCGGTGTCACCCCCACGACCATAGGAGGCTAAATGTTGGGCTGCTGCATGGCTCATATGGGCCTCACGGGGTTGAATTGATTGAAGTTTATCATTGTTATGCTCTCTATGGAAGCCTAGATACAAAGGACATCGTAGCCACCACAGACTGCGTAGACGGCTTAGTTGGCGTGCCAGACGCAGCAAGATGTTGAATGGTTACATCTATTGTGGGTACAGACCAGTAAATCTCAACATAATCCCCCGCAGCCATACTTAGAAAATAGTTCCATCCAACAATTTGATGTCCATCCGTCCCTGCGTGTCTATTTGGGATAGAAACAAAGCCTGTTGATCCTGGGATGTCTACCCCGTTTTGACGTAGCCAAATATAAACATCTTGGAAAGCAGTGTCTGTGTTTCGGAACTGTACGCTGAACTGTAGGTTGTATATACCTGCATTGGCTACCGTGATCTCAGACGAGTTAATTGACACATTATTGGCAAAATCCGTAGTGTTGAATGTCATTAAGGTGGCTGTGTTTGCCACAGCAGTCTGGTCTTGGTCGCTAGAAAACGCCCCATATGGAAAACTAAGCCCACTACCGCCTGTAACGTCTAGCAACGATGCAAGGCTATTATCAATCTGGTTAAAGTACAGACGCAGGGCGTTATTAAGCTGGTCAATGTATTGCTGACGATAGTCTACTGGGGCTACCAGTAGGTTAGGCGCTTTTGGCGGACGAAGCGGGGTGTCTCTATAAACCGTCATCTGCGACCATCATTCCTAATATCAATACGTGGGCTACCTAATTGCCAAGCCACACCTAGGGTAGTGGACTCAATCCTAAAGCTCATCTGGCGAGCCCGTATGCGGGTATAGACCTGACCATCAAACTCTTGCACGTCATAAGTACGTTGGTTTGTATAGTTCTGGGTACTGGCTACTTGTGGATTATCTGCAACACCATAAGGCGCACCAGAGTTCCTACGAGGACGCACCGTCATTGTTACGTGGGGTTGGTTTGCGTTAGAGCCGTTAAAGGTCAAGTCGGGTAGTATGCGCCAGACAAACCCAAAGTTATGCCCATCACCAATGTCAAAGTCAGAAGATTGAATGAAAGCATCAATCGCTACTGGGGTTAACCCTGATACGTCATCAACTGCGGCTTCGTGGTACAGGATGCGGTTATTAACGCCGTCGGCTGCCATTGGATATTGACGCAGACCAGAATCAAGCCAAGCGGTGCGGTTCATTGTGCCGTACGACCATACCCGCTCAAGGTAGTTGTAAATGATGTAGCTATCTACTGTATTACTGTTTTCAGAGCAATAGAACCACCACACTTCGCTATACGCTTCGTTAGAACCAGCAAATACTTGAAAGGCTTGATCTTTGTTAATGTCGTCAAAAATAAACTGCCAGATAGCGCAGGGAAGGGTTTCAACACGACCAGAGTACATGAAGAACTTATCCGTACCCATCCAGTAGGTGATGTTGTTAATGGTTATTGCCGCATTAGGCGACATGATTGTGATGTTGTCCTGCAACAACTGGAAGCCCCAGATGTAGGGTGGTCCTAGGTACTGCATAGAGTAAATAGCCGCATCAGACCAAACCAAGATCTCCTGACGGGTTGAGCGAGCCATAATAATGGTTGAGCCGATGTTTAAGCGGTATTCACCTGACTGGTTGGTAGCGTCTGGCACCCACAGGAACGGGTTTTCTTGATCTGACCAGCGCACTAACAAGGGGTCAAATGTGCTAGTTGGGTTTGTTGGGTCGTATGGGTTTGAACCAAAGGCAAGCACAAAGCGTTGAATTGCCGAGCCAATAATTTGGTTGGTTTGATTTGGTACAAAGTCTTGATAGGTATAGGCAGTACCAGGAACCGTTGCACCTGAAGCTAAAGTACTTAACTCTACTGCCCGTGCGCTAACCCCAGTGCTTGCATCCCAGTAATAAATAGCACCGCCCCGTGGGGCAATAATTAAGTCTTCACCAAAGTTATCGTTAGTCCAAAGGCGTAGCTGTTGTCCAATACCCACAGTAGCCGCAGTGCCCCAACCCCGTACAGGAGCTACAGGCGTAGATACCACAACGGTTCCACCAGAAGCCGCAGTTGATGTGGTTGTAGAAGCTGTTATGGAGCTAATATTAATGGTGTAGGAATTGGCACCAGTTACTGTTACAGGGAAAGCTTTTTGAAGAATCAGTCGGTTTATACCGCATGGGTCAGATGCAATACTGACAAAATAGACGTAATCGCCTGTGGTTAAGCCATGCGCTGTTTGGGCAACTGTAAGGACTTGGATACCTGTAGACGTTGCTGTAAACGGATTAGTTAACGTAGTATTAATGTAGGAGGGCCAAGTACCAGCGCCCCAGCCAGTGCCAACCACAAACACATCTAAGCCAGTTTGAATTTGAAACGCCATGGTAATAGCCGTGCCACCACCGCCAGATACCGTAGAAGTTGCTGCTGTAGCTACAGTAAACGTAAAGGTATCAAGGTCTACGTAGGTAATCTGATGCTCGGCATTTAGCTCGGTTGCGGGTATTCCACCTACGGCAGTAGCGCCACTAATGGTCACAAAATCGTTACTTATACCACCATAGTTAGCATAATTCACCGTAACTACATTAGAGCCATTTGTGGTGTAGATAACATTGTTGGTGCTTGGGCTTGAAGAAGTTGTAAACGTAGCACGGATGGGGGTGATGTCGTTATATGCACCGCCTTGCTCAATATAGTATTTAAGATTAGTACCGACCCCTAATAAGTTAGCGCCTGATAACGTAACCCAGTTCCACATTGCTCGGCAAACACCTTGAAAAATGCTATTAGATAAACGGATCCAGCCACCAATTTTCTCAGGAAAACCAGAGCGAAAGCGCACTTTGTCGCAAGCATACCAACCACCCTCATTGGAGTAATCAGTGCCTTCTCGATTTACGCCTGGTCTAAATTGAAGTTTTTGTAATGGCATGGTTTACCCTAGGATAAAAATAAGGCACGTTCATCGTTTCTACGAATGACTAAGCCTTTTAGCACTTTACCGCCAGCGAGCGTATATTTCAAGAACTCTTCTGCCGCCCCTTCCATTTCACCCCGAATAACCTTTTGACGGAGGGTTGAGCGCTGTAGTGTTCCCAGACCAACATTAAAGCTAAAGCTAACAAGAGCATCGAACTGACCTTGAGTGAGCTTAACGGGACAGTAGCGCTCCACACCTCGTTCAAAGCGATTAAGATCGTCTCTAAGAATGTCATCTACTTCCTCCATCGAAAAGGTACGGTCATCTTTATATTCAAGTGGGTAGGCATCCCGCTCTTCCATTTTTAACTGAGCCTGACGGGGATAAAGCACATGACCAACGCCCACCGTATGCAACTTGGCGGGACAGCGATATGGACGCTGGCGGACACCCTCGTGGTGTTTAATCATTTTGATGGCTTTATCGCTTACTTTCATTTCTTACTAAAGGCTTGAGTTCCAAACCAAAAAGAAACAATACTTGCCCAAATGATCTGGGTTTCGTTATCCCATAGGAGGTTAAGCGCTACGTCAAACGACACTTCCCGATGAAAGGCAAACCAGAACCCAAAGATCTCGACAAACATAAACATGATGAACATCCCATAGGTAATGGCGGGCCTAACCATCGCTCTAGAATTAACCACCCACTGGGACGCACCCTTGCCTATCTCGATGTCGTGCTGGTACAAAGACGCTCTTTCTTCGGCTTGGGTCTGCATAGCGACCTGCTCGGTTCTGATCTCTTCGACATGGGCTTGGGCTTGGAAGCCTTTCTCCATCATTTGGAGTTCCCGTTCGGTCTGCAAACGAGCCATTTCCATCTCATGCTTCTTGTCGGCTTTGTCTTGGAAAAACCCTAGTAAATTAGGCAGCCCGCCCGATAGGAACGATATAAGGGTAGTAAATAGGGTAATCATTTCTTTCCTCTTTCTTCAAGGAGCTTGACCCGCACGTGCAGATCATGGATTTCTTTGTATAACTCTTCCCGCTGTTTTGCTCTACGCTCGGCTGAAATGGGGCTGTCAGTCGGTACGCCTTCAGAAGTAATTAGGGCTGGCATCTTGCCCTCAATTTGGGTAAGACGGGTTTGGAATGAGGACACTTGACCTAAAAGCCAAGCGATACAGGCTACCAAAATAGGGATGATTGCCTTTAAAACATCTTGCATATTCATTTTTTAGACCCCCATACCATGTAATAAGCTATCCATGCAGCTACTAAAAAACACCAGAACTGCACCCATTTAACCTTTGACAACTCCGCATCAAAATACTTGCGGTCTTCCTTCTCTAGCTTCTCAATCTCCGTCTTGATGTCTATCAGCTTCTGCCACTCTTTTGTGCCGTACTGCTTGATAAAGTCAATCCGTAACTTATACTCCTCGTCCGTAATCTTCTTACGGTGTTTATATTCTTCAAGGGCTTTAAATATCGCCCGTTCTTTCCTTAACTCTGCTTCTCTGCGCTCACGAATCTTGGCATTTGCCCGATCCTTTGCTACATCTACTGCTTCCTTCTGAACATCCTCGATGTTCTTACCAATTTCCCGCCCAGCCTCACGCCCAGTCTTAAGCCCCTCGCTGATCCCCTTGGCACCAGCCGCTAACCCCAGTTCGTCTGCCATATATCACTATTTGCGCCTTTAGGTTTTGATGATGAAGTTAATACCAAGATACGGTGGCAGGTTGGCGTTGGTTGCGCTTGAACCTTCTGTGCTGTTTGTTCCTGATGGGGTTCCAGCAGAAGTTGAAGTTGTATCTAATGCTACAGAACCGTTAAGATTTTCACCAATAAATGGGTTTGACAACATATACGGCGTTGCGTTATTACTTTTACTTGTTTGGTTAAATGTTGTTGCGTGGTTATGGGTTCCAAGAGCATTACCTGTAAACGTATGGGTGTGGCTTACCAGCGTTGCATTTGCGCTACCGCCTGTGGCTCCAATGGTTGTTCCGTAAGGCATGCGGTTGGTATAGTTTGGCACGTTAAACGTTGTAGACCCGTCACCAGAACCAAAAGTTGTACTTACTATTGCAAACAACGCAGCATAGGTTGAACGAGATACGGCAGAGCCATCACACAATAAAAACCCACTTGGCGCTGAGGCAGTAGACCACATAACCAAGCCACCAGTTGGCACCCCGTTAGCCAGCACAAAAGCCGTAGTCGCTATCTGGGTTGTATTAGTTCCAGCCGCAGCAGTCGGCGCTGTGGGAGTTCCTGTAAAAGCAGGTGAAACCGAGGATATAGCCCCTGAAAATACGCCCGTTGTGCCAGTCAAAGCGCCAGTAACGCCTAGAGTACCGTTAACCGTAAAGTTACCAACCGTGCCTGATAAAGCCGTGAAAAAATTAGTTCCGTCGCAGTAGACTGTGGTAGTGATGCCGTTTGGTATGACTACGCCTGTACCAGAAGCACCGATAATTTGCACCGCAAAGCCACCAGACGTGCTGTTTTTGATGGTATAAGTTTTTTCTACCAAGGGGGCGATTAGGTTGCGCTGGGCGGTGTTTGTGCCTGTTAGCACAATAACTTGATTACGAGCCTCGTCTGACACCCCGTTAAAGTTAGTCATCGTGTAGTTAGCGTCAACCATGGTAATGGTCACAACGCCCGCAATGGCTTGTTCTATAAGGGTTCCTAGGTTGGTGTTGGTCGTTTGACCCCAGATACCAGACTGGTCGCCGTCACCGATTAACTCGATGCGTAATGAAGGTGAAAAGGTAGATGCCATATTAAGTCCTTACTCTTTATTCCTGCGTGTTATCAATTACCACCCAATTAGGATCTTGGCTATTTCCGATGTTCTGCCAAGTAACGCTTTGTGTATTATTTATAGCTTGCCAAGTCACAGTCTGGTCATCATCAATTCTAAACCAACCACGGGCAATATGCGACTCCGTAATGGTCATTAACTCTTGTATTAACGGGGCAAAATCAACCTGACCCGCAAAAGTGTCGGACAGAGTAAACGCCTCATTATTGACTACAACAATATCAATTAAGCCCGTATAGGCATCGGTGTAGGTAATCAGGTCTTCGACTGACGGGTTAAATGTTGCACTGCCACCATAAACATCGGTAAACGTAACGGTATCGGCATTATCTTGTGGGAAGTTACCTGTACCTGCGTATTCATCAGTTAGGGTTAGGGTTTCGGCATTAGTGCCAGCAAAGTCCACAGGTCCATCGTAAACGTCCGAGAAAGTAAAAGAGTCGTCTTGGGCAACTAGTAAATCAGCAACACCAGCAGATTGGTCGTCTAATGAGTAGTTCTCTGAATTGGTAACAAAGAAATCAAAGGTTGTAGCACCGCCGTCAGAATCGGCTAGGGCAAAAGACTCATCATACAAACCTTGGAAAGCTACTTGAGCTGCATAAACGTCAGACAGGGTAAAGCTCTCAGCTAAGTCAACCGGGAAGGCTGTACCCCCCAATGAAGCAAAGGGTGACTGGGCGAATGCTGAGATTCCGAACATTACTGTTTTATCTCAAGGAGGGTTATGGTTGAAACGGCACTACCTAATTGCACATATGCCGCAGAACCGCCTGATGGTGTTCTAAATTGTGTTTTATAAGTTGTTGATGATGTAGTGGCTGGTGAATCTAAATAAGCAGTGGAAACACTACCAAAATAATTGGCTGTTCCTTCTCCCGTATTTCCGTCATCTTCTCCCATTTGCGCAATATTGGTTGCGCCTCTAAACAACCTTATAGATACTTGCTGATTGCCTGCTTTTCCAACACCGTTTTGACTTACAATAACTAATATTTTGCTAGTTGCGCTAGTTGGAGTAATAGAAGCTGTTAGCCCAGTATCTGCATAAGTACTTGATGTGTTTGTTGTAAAAGTTGAGTAGGTCGCATTTACCGTCTGAATCACAGACCCCGTAGGCATGCCACTAGCTGGAACCCCAGTATCGCCACTTAGAATTAAAGGCATAATTTACCCCACCAAGAAGCCACAGAAGTAGCCTGAGTTATCAATGATTACATTACCAGCAGGGCAATCCGTTTTAAATTGAACTGCATCGTTTACATTTAAGTAATATTGGAGAGAAATAATATAGGTAAGGTTTCCAGAGCTTACCCCAGAAGCGTCTGTATATGCACCTGCTCCTGAAAGAATAGACCCATTAATAAACATGTTCATAGCAAAATATGCAAGGCCATTTCTACTAACCCATATTTTTGCAGTCAGACTATAAAATCCAGCAACTGGGGCTGTAAATGTATTTGTACTTGTGCTGTATGCAGAACCAATATTAGTAATGGCTGTATCAAAAGTAATTACAGTGCCACTAGGAACAGTCTGTACTCCAGTCTTTTTAGCGTAAAAAGCAGTGCGTAGTGGAGTAAGTGGCCTGCCAGAAGCGTCTAAAGTAAGCGAAGTCACCCCAGCATTTTGAAGCGCTATTGCGCCTGAGTTGTCAGGTGTAGTAATCAGACCAGACGAGGTTGAGGCGTTGATTGTTGTTGTCATTATGCAGCCCTCAAAAGACAGCCGTTAAAGTAAGTGAAAGCTATACCTGCATCTAATGCTTGCCCACCACGTATAAACCCATAGGCTTCAATGTAATCAGTAGAGCCATTGCAATACACAAGAGTATTTGCGGTAAATAAACCAGAAGTACCGTCAACGTTTCCAGTTGAAAACCCTTGCTTGTAACGGCTACCGTTTTTATAGATTGCCAAATTACCCGTAGTAAAAAATGCTCCTACTTGAAATGCCGCATTTATTTGGTAATAGCCAGCAACGGTAGGGGTAAATGTAGAGTTTGCAAAGTTATTGTTTGTGTCAAATTCTTCTGTTTCAAATAACAGTTTTGTATATGTTGAAGAACCAAGCGTTTGACTGCCAGTTTTATAAGCACTAAACGCAGGGCCAGCTACGTTCAACGTACCAGACTGCGGAGCCAAAGTAATAGTAGTAGACCCCGAAACCGCTGGAGCTTGCAGAACCACAGAGCCCGATGTATCGCCAAGGATAGTCAAATTACTCATAAAATTACCCACCTAGAACCTGAAGGAATTGTTACGCTGACGCCACTTGCGATTGTGATTGGTCCTGTAGACATAGCGCTTGAGCCAGCCGTAATTGTGTAGTTAGTGCTAATCGTTTGGGTGTTCTCGTATACAGGCACGGATGGAGCAAACGCAACAGTACCCGACCCACCACCAATCATCGCACTTTGGACTTTAGTTAATGGCATTAGGGTAGCTCCTTCACATAGTCTTTAGCATCAGTCATCACATTCCCATCCGCATCAAGAAGTTGGGCTTCGTCAGCAAGGATTTCTTTCTTGAAGTTTGCGTAGTCGGTGTTGGCTTGGTCGAATGGGATGAAAGCGTTGTCGGATAAACGCTCTACGCAATTAACTTGTTTTGTGTCTGGTTGTATGCAAAGTTTATACATGATATTCCTTATAGTTCAATCGCAGCAGTATATGTAAAATAATAAGCTGTGCCTGCGGTTGCCGATGTGGAATAACCAACAAACCCGTCTGTATTTGGACCAAGATAATATCCACCTAAACCACCAGCAGCTCCTGTTGCTACATAAGTTACTGTTGGGTTTGCTCGTTTAGTTACTTTGAACACACCAGAATAAACACCATAGTTATCTGAACTTCTTGAACCAGCACCAGTAATGCCAGTTTCATAATACCTCTGACACAAAGCCAATTCAGTTCCATAAGGTCTGTAATCAAAGCTAGTAGCTGTAGAGCCTACTTCGAGTTGAACTCCTGTGATGTAGAATGTTGCTCCGTTTGTTCCGACTACGGATGTTGCTCCTGTGGCTGATAAAACATTAATTGATTGCCAAGAGCCAGCAGTCCCACTTAAAGAAGAACCAACACCCATACCAAACCATAGATAAGCACCAGCACCATTTGTTGTGTAATAAGTTCCGCTAGTATCGCCAACTATAGTTATTGATTTTTGTTCCCAAGTGTTTGCAGAAGAAATTGTGTATGTAAATGGGTATGAACGACCCACATCGCTAGATTCAATAGAGCCGCCAAAAGTCCCAGTTAAACTAGATTGAACCCAAAAAGATAAAGTAACTGTTTTAGCATTTGCAGTTCCCCAATTAAGGTCTGCCATGTTATAGCCTTCAATTGGCTGACCAATTGCATAGTAATCACTTGAACCTAATGAAGTTGTGGCTAATGAAGTAACTTTCAATGAATTAACAAATCCTGCTGGAGCAGTAGAACTTTGTTGCAATGAATATTTAGAAGCAGTTGAAGTTTGATAATTCCACCTATCTAATACATAAGTTCTAGCGGCAGTTGTTGTTGCAGTAACACTAGCACCAGCATTACGCTGGTCAATCACCATCGCACCATTGATGATTCTGTTCTTGAACCCAGTCACGCCCGCAGTAGTACCTGTACCCCCACCAGTAGAGGCAAGAATACCAGTCGTACCTGCGTTAGTACCGAGAGCGCCTAAGTTAGCTGCTTGTGTCATGCTGTTACTCCTAACGCTTTTAACTCGTCAAGTGTGGTTGCTTGGTCAGCTAGTTGGGTAATATCTCTAAGTCTTTGCTTTTTAGCTACGATTGCAGTTGTGTCTGCACCAGACTCTAATGCTCGTTGAAACGCAACATCTTGGGCTTCTAGCAAAGGTTTACGCTCTGCTCTTAGACGGTCTTTAGTAATTGCTTTGGCTTTGTTTAGATTAATCGTAATCATGCTTGCTCCTTAACAGCTTGCTCTGCAAACCATGCGTCTGCTCCGATACCAACACCATCTGGGTTGCTAAAGTCAGCTTCCCAAGCATTAAAGAATTCGTTGTATTGCTCAGGTAAGTCTGCGGAATCAACAACTTTATAAGGCACACCCGCTGGAACATCTTTGCGGCATACCTCTTCGATTGCTAGTTCGCCAGTTGGGTAAACCACGGCTACAGAACCGTTTTCTTGTGGGTAAATAATTACTTGTGCCATGTTTATTCCTTATCTGACCGCCATGAACCAAAACTGAACAGGGTCTTCAATAGTTGCTGAATCGTTAAGCATCGTATAAAAACGAGCAGAAGTCGTAAATTGATTATATGTGCCTGAATTGTTTAAACACATCAATACAGGTCGTTGTGTTGCACTATTTCTGCGACCCATTCCTAACATAGTGTAATTTGCATCAGGGAATGTAAACGAATAATTGACTGTGTAATCACCAGTTCCGTTTCTAGTTACAGAAGAAACCCCACCTGAAGCATTAATAGTTCCACTAGCACCAGCAAAATTTACCCATGCACGACATCCGTATGCAGTAGCTACTGAGCCGTAACCTGAGTTGAATTGAAGAAGTCCAGCAGAGGTAATACGAGCTTGCTCTGTGTTATTTGTTCCAAACACTAAGCCATTGTTATCTCGGTTATACATATAAGCAAGACCATCAGTAGCTTGAGCAAAATCAACACCAGTTGAAGAACCACTGCTTACACGAACACTTGTAAATCCAGCATTTTTTACTTGCAGTCCACCACCAGCCGCAAATGTAGGACTACTAGTACCAATACCTACATTACCACTAGAGTCGATACGCATTGCCTCTGCACCGCCCTCAGAGAACGCTATTGTGTCCGCAGCGGGGAAAAAGATACCTGTGTTGGTATCGCCGTTGTTTGTAATTGAGGGGGTAGATGCAGAACCGTCGGCGAAGTTAATCGTTACGTCATTAGCGATGTTTGCGCTTGAGACTGCGCCTGCTGTGTTTGGTATGGCATTTAATACGCTGGACACCAAGAAAGACTCAACCGTTAATAAGTTACCCGCAGATGCGCCTGTGGCTAGGACTACTGTAGTGCCGTTTGTTGCTGTGTAGTCGGCTGAACCCAGCAGTACGCCATTGAGATAGACGTTAATAAATCCTACGGTGTAGCTTGGCGGTGTAAATGTAGTCTGGCTAGCAGTTGCTGTGAACTCGGTAACGGTTCTGTATGCTGTGGTTGTTACGCCTGTTACTGGGATACCAAGATAACGGCATGAGATGTTACCTGTACCGCTCGGAGGCGCAGCTGAGAATGTAATCGTGTTACCAACAACACCATATGTGCTTGGGTCTTGAAGAACGCCAGATACCGCTACAAGAACGTTAGTAACCCCAGCAGGAGCCACCGACATTGTAAATGCCGTAGTAGAGCCGTTACCAGAAAATTGGTCGGTAACAAAAGCCGATTGGTATATGGGGTTTCCTATAATTGCCAAAATAAACTCCGATACGCTTTAGTTTTGCGGAAGTTTTTGCAAGTTATGCACATACGAGTCTTTCTATCCGTATTAGGGTTGAGCTTCCAATAAGTATTCTTTTCAGTAAACTCATGCCCGTGTTTACAATACGTAACCAGTCGTTGTGGGTTCAATACCCCCCGCAATCCACGCTGAACATTTATCTTATGCGTAACTGCTTCTAAATGCTCTGGGTTAACGCATGCTGGGTTTCTACATAAATGGTCTAAGTGCATATTATCTGGTATTTGACCCTTAAATGCCACATATGCTAGGCGATGCGCATACATAGATTTGCCTTGATATGGTGTTCTACCATAGCCAGCCGTAGTTAGCTTGCGATTCCATACCCAGCAACCATTATCTGCTGGTGTAGAGCAAGACTTTATGCGGTCAGGTAAAGATGCGTATGGCATTATTCAAAAGAAAGCTGTCACAATAATTACACCGGAACCGCCGTTTCCACCAGTTAACCCACCAAAAGATCCACCAGCGCCACCAGCACCTACAGCATAAGAGTATGTAGCGGCTGGAGACGTTATATAAAACTCACAGTAGCCGCCAGCACCACCACCGCCAGCACCATAAGGTTGTCCTGAGTTTGATCCGCCGCCAGCACCGCCACCACCGCCCGTATTAGGTTTACCCGACTGTCCACTAACATTGTTTGAACCACCTTGCCCACGGCCCTCGCCACCAAAAGCAGACGCACCACCATTTCCACCCCAAGCCCCTGTGTTGGGAACTGCGTTAGGGCCCCCATCGCCGCCTTGTAAGGCTAAACCTACAGCTCCCGAAGGGAGAGCAGCAGTTCCACCATTACCACCATTATCATTTACTATTCCAGCACCACCACCACCAGCAAGACCGCCAGAGCCAAATGTAGTGTTCCCGCCGCCAGCACCATTACCTGCGGAAGAGTTAGCGGCGGTTCCACCGCCACCGCCACCACCAACCATTTTTACATATAAATAACGGCAGTTACTAGGTGTTGTATACGTCCCAGAGCCAGATGTATAAATAGTTATTTGAGGCGCACTTCCAGTAATTATTGGAGATGTAATAGTAGGCGAAGTAATAGTAGGTGAAGTAATAGTAGGTGAAGACTGTGTGCCACCATTAATTACTGGGCTAGTCAGCGTAAGCGGAGCGTCTAAACCTTTTTGATTTACTGTGGAGATGGGCATTATGCGACTCCTTTTAATGCTTGAACTTCTGCTTTAGTTGCGTCTAGTTCTGCTTTAAGTTCTTGGATTGCAGCGGTTAGTGTAGCCACAAGGAAAGAGGTGTCAATGCCTTGATATTTAGGTCTTGTTTGCTCGTTGCCTTCTTCGTCAATATATGTTTCAACAGCATCCTTTTCACCAGTTACGCAATCAGGCACTACTGCTTGTAGTTCGTGAGCAATAAAGCCTTGACCATTAGAGCCATCTACTTTCCATGTATAAGTTACAGGTTTAAGTTGTGCGACTTTAGCCAAAGCACCTGTCATTGGTGCAATGTTTTCTTTAAGTCGATAGTCGGATGAAGTAACATAAGCAGTAGCACTAAGTGTATTTGTAATGCTACCTACTTGACTGCCGTTTCTATAAAACAGAACATAATTTTCTGTTGCGGAAGTTGAACGCAATTCATTAAAAAGCATTGGTTCAATACCAGCACTACCATTGGCAGTTAAAACAAGTCTTTGTGTACCACTAGGGCTTGAAGTTCCACCGATAAAAAGAGTGCCAGCAGAGTTAATACGCATACGCTCTGTAGCAAGGGTAGAAAAACCAAGCATATCGTTATTAGGTCTAAATAAGCCAGTACCATATGCAGTTGTATCGCCTGTAATAGCTATTGCTTGGTTTGTTCCGCTACCATTTACTCTTCCTCTAACAATTAAATAGCTATTGTCGCCACCTGTAGAGCTTTGCCTACCGACATACACAGTTTTATTTGCAGTATCTACAACTAAATCACCAGCAGTAACTCCAGCAGAGCTTGAAGAAACATCTAGCTTTCCAGTAGGACTAGCCGTACCAATCCCAACATTACCACTAGAGTCAATACGCATACGCTCTGTTCTAGAAGCAGTGCCACCGTTATATAGTGCTATTCCTTCTGCAGTGCCTACAGTGACCCGACCTAAACCTGTAACGTAGTCAACAAT